AGGCCATCATCGCTGGAAAGGCCATCACCCCGGACGCCCATCCCCATGAGTAGTTTCCGCCACCTCGATGGCATGACCGCCCTGCTGTCCGAAATCTACGAAATCAACGAGCGCGTGATGTCCGGCGACATCTGCTCCGCCAAGGCCGCCATCGCCTCGACCAAGATGAAGAAGCTCCTGCACCACTACCACGAAGCCCTGCACGAAGACGGCGCCACGAAGGTCTCGCTCCAGGCCTACGTCGCCGCCGGCGGCTGGGTCGGCATCACCTACTCTTACGAGGTCGACGGCTGCGAGGTCGCCGGATCACAAGTCCCGAGACGCGTATGAGCACTATCGACGTGACCAAACTTGTCAGAGACGTTCAAGAAAGCACCATGCAACAGGCTTTCTATCTCCAAAGCAAAGCGTTCTTTGAGAAGAACAACGAGCACATCAACGAAATTGCCCGCCTCAAGGCCGAGGTCGAGCGGCTGACTGATTGTCAGTCTGAGGCTGACCGATTGAAAGCCGAGGTCGAAGCACACGAAAAACGCTGGGCTGAAAGCGAAGATTTGATTTCGCATTATAAGCAGCAAAGGGATGAGGCATACAGAGCGGCTGGACACCCTCTGCAAGCAACTGATGGCCCAGCACTCTGACATCTCCTGCGAGAACATCATGCTCCGCAAGGCCGGGGATGCGATGGCTGGAAGTCACATTACATTGATTCAAGTTTATCTTAAAGATTCGTCGGACGAATGGCATCAAGAACTGCATAACCGCTGGAACGCCGCCAAGGAGGGCAAGCCCCAACCATGACCCTTAACCAGCGCTTCTCGGTCGTCGCCCTGCTGCTGCTCGGGCTCAACGCCCAGGCCAAGACCGACGCCGCCTTCCTCGAGGCCGTCGCCGAGGTCGAGTCCGGGCACAACCGCAAGGCCATCGGTAAGGCCGGGGAGCGTGGCCAGTATCAGGTCAACAAGGCCGCATGGGACGACGCCTCCGCCCGCCTCAAGGCCGAGGGCCATTACGCCTTCCCCTGGTCCAAGTGGCGCGACGCTACGGCGCAGGACATGGTCGCCGCTTCGCACCTCCGCTGGATCAGGGCGAACTTCCACCGCATTGGCATGACCGACCCGACCCCCGAAGAACTCGCCCTTGTCTGGAACGTCGGCTGGACCGCCGCCCGCAGCCGAGACTTCCGGGCGAACGACTACGCCCTCCGCGTCGCCAATCTTTTCCGCTTGTCCCCCGTGTCGCGTTAAAGAGTCTTGCCCAATGGCTCACATGATCATCGCGGTCGACCCCGGCGCAAACGGCGCCTTCGTCTGGTCGGTCGACGGACACGGCGTCGAGGCCCGCAAGATGCCCGGCAGGCCGGCTACGGCCCGAAGATTCCCGGCGCCTCCATCGCCAAGCTGCAGTTCAACGTCGGCGTGATCTACGGCGCGTCCGTGGCGATGGGCTGGCAGGTCCGCCGCATCGACCCAAAGGCATGGCAGCGCACGCACCCCGTCGGCAAGAAGGCCGACCATGGCTCCGGCTGGAAGAAGCACCTCAAGGCCAGGGCGAAGGAATTGTTCCCCCAGACCGATGTCTACGATTGGAACGCCGACGCCCTCCTCATCTTCGACTCCGCCACCCGCGGCGTCATCAACTAAATCCATGTACCTAAGAGAAGACGACAGAGTTTCATCCCTTGAAATCAGGGGAGTCACCAAGGACGGCAACCTGCCTGCTCCTGGCTCATCCCTGACTTACAAGTTCCAGAAGCCAATCGGCATCGCTTACGATCACGATGCCAACGGCTATGCCATAATCCACACGGCTCGCGAATTGCTCGGCGGCCCTTGGTATGAACATAAGTGCGTCATCAATGAATCGAAAGAGTCTGGCTTGTATTATGGCGCTTACAATATGGTAAGCGTTAAGACGACCATCGTAGACACCTATCAACTGAGTTAACAAAACTCAGCCAACCCTAACTTTTGTAAACTTACGCAACGTAGAGCTGAAAATACGAAGCACCGGGTACCTAACCCGATATCACACTACGCCCGCGGCGATGTGATTTAAAGCAGGTGAAAGTCCTGCACGTTGCACCAATCTCCCAACCTCAATGAAGAAAGACCCGAAACTACCCGCCGATTACCGCATCATCGCGGACTCGTCATACATCGTCCTGCCCGATCAGAAGGTCGCCCGCCTGCTGACGCCGACCGTCCGCAACGGCGTGACCTACTACAACCTCTTCGTCCCTGGCTACACCCGGATGTCCCTTGCGGACATCGAGGCCACCATCAAGGCCGGCGAAGTGACCAAGGCCCAAGCCACCGAATAATTCCCACCATGACCACGCCCAAGACCCCCCAAACCGCCACGGCCTCCCTCGTCGCCGCGCTCGCTGAGCTCGACAACGTCAAGGCCAACAAGATCAACCCGGCCTTCAAGGCCCGCTATGTCAGCCTCGACGCGCTGCTCGACGCCATCAAACCCGTCCTGCTCGACCACGACCTCGCCCTCATCCAGACGCTCGTCTCCGAGGACGGCAAGGTCGGCGTGTCCACGGCCTTCCTCCACGCCTCCGGCGAACGCTTCGACTTCGGTCGCCTGATGGTCAAAGCCGAGGGCCTGACCGCCCAGATGATCGGCGGAGCCATCACCTACATCCGCCGTCAGTCCATCCAGACCGCGTGCGGCAGCCCGTTTCCGCCGCCGCCCCTGCCTCCACCCCTAACCGCCCCCTGACCCGATGAGCGACCCCTTCGACCCGGTCAACATGGCCATGCGGAACCTGCACAACCAGAACCTCCTCGCCGCCAAGGAAGCAAAGGAGAACAACCTCACCTTCGCCGGCGACGAACTCGCCCGCGTCCTGGGCGACCTGATGCAGGCCGACGGTCAGATCACCTGCGGAATCTCCCGCGCCGTCATCACCGCGTCCCTCGCCAAGTGGAAGCGGGCCAAGGAAGGTCAGCCATGACCCGCCCTAAGCATCGCCCCCATCGGCCCGCCAAGCGCGGCCTGACCCGCTCCGAACAGGACCGCGTCATCCTCGCCAAGCACCACGACCAAGCCCGCTGGGAACACCTGTTCCACCCTGACCGCAACCGCTGGAAGCCCGCCGCATGAACAACCTGCCCAAGGGCATCGCCACGATCGCGAAGACCGTCCCCGGTCAATACGCCCTGCTCCTGTTCCTCGACGGGTATCCTTACGTCGAACTCACGGCCCGCAAGCACGCCGACTTCCTGACCGACTTGAACGCGTGGAAGCGCAAGACCTACTCGTCCCTCGCCCGCTCCGATGTCCGCTTCTTTACGCTTGCTCCGAGCGGCGAGATAAAGGAACTTACCTTCACCCGATGACCAACCGCGACAACATCCAGCGTCTCGTCGAACACATCACCGGCGACCTGGCTTCGGTCAAGGCGCTCACCTCCCGCGTCGAGATGCACGTCGAGGACCTGTCCGCCCTCAACGAACTCACCGGGTCCGCCCTCGGTGAACTGAGCGTATTCACGGACAGCGTGCATACCGCCGACGAGTCCGCCGCCGTCAAGCCCTTGCACGATCGCGTCCACGTCGTCGTCGTCCAGCTGCGCGTCCTGCGCAACACCCTCGAACAGATGGAGAACGCCGCCGAGTCCGCCCTGGACAACGTGCGCCGCATATCCGCCGGCCTCGAGGAAGCCGCCCCCGAAGATGACAGCCTGTGAGCTGTGCAAGGGAGCCTGCTGCGAGTCGCTGATGGCCCCCATCGACGACACGCCCACTTCCGAGGAGTTCTACCGCACCCGCGGTTCCGTGTTCCGCCACGGCTTCCGCTCCTTCGTCGAACTGCCCTGCCGATGCGAGAACCTGTCCGGCACGGGACGATGCAAGACCTACGCCACCCGCCCGGTGGCCTGCGTGAGGTTCGAGGTCGGCTCCGCCATGTGCGTCACCGCCATCACCCGCCGTCGCCCGGATCAGGCCGACGCCATCATGGCCCTCATCTGATTTTCCCACCAACACCCAACCACCAAGAAACCACACCATGCCCGACCTCATCACCGAACGCGTCATCTACGACGGCATCCAAGCGCTGAACCAATCCGGCGCCAAGGAACTGCTCAAGTCCCCGGCCCATTACCAGGCCTATCTCGCCCGCACCAAGGAGGACAGCAAGGCCCTCCGCGTCGGCACCGCCGTCCACAAACTCGCCCTCGAAGGGCTGGACGCCTACAACGCCACCCACGCCATCGCCCCGGAGGTCGACAAACGCACCAAGGAAGGCAAGGCCGCGTGGGCCGAGTTCGCCACCGCCAACGAAGGCAAGGCCATCCTGACCGCCGACGAAGGCGCCTTGGTCGACGCCGTCTCCAACGCCGCGATCGGCTGCATGAAGGACCACGGCATCGTCCTCTCCAAGACGGAAGTGATGTTCACGACCTTCCTCGGTGACATCCTGGTCAAGTGCGCCATCGACGGCATCTCCGACGACGGCTACATCTACGACTTGAAGACCTGCGAGGACGCCAGCCCGCAGGGTTTCCTCCAAGCCGTCCGCAAATACCGCTACAACCTCCAGGCATACTTCTACCGCCACGCCGTGGAGTCGGCCTTCAAGTGCCGCGTCCTCGGCTTCCGCTTCATCGCCGTCGAGAAGGAGCCGCCCTACGCCACCGCCGTCTATGAGCTGGGGCCGGAACTGATGACGAACGCCGCCTTCGACTTCGAGCGCGTCGTCAGACTCTACAAGGACTGCACCGCCTCGGGCGAGTGGCCCGGCTACCAGAAGGAGATCACCACCATCGACCTCGCCGCCAAGCCCAGCGCCGCGACCAACATCTCCTTCGCCTAATCTCCCAAACACATGGAACCCCAAAACGACCGCCCGCCCCTCAAGTCCATCGAAGTCAACGGCACCTACAAACTGAAGCTCATCAAGCCCAAGTTCGAGAAGGTGAAGCACAACGAGGACGGCACCTCCTCCGCCCGCCTGTTCTTCCTCGACGACCAGGGCAACTGCCTGTCGAAGTCCTACGGCTCCAAGTATGCCAAGCCGCTGGCCATGCTCATCGGCAAGTTCTCCGGCAAGTTCACCGAAGAGCTGCGCCTCGACGCGACCCCCGCCGAGTTCATGACCTACTGCGAGCCGGCCTTCGGCAAGACCTGTCTCGTCGGCGTGGAAGCCATCCCGAACGGCGAATGGAACGGCAAGCCCCAGTTCAAATACAAGCTGACCTTCCCCAAGGGCGCACAGAAGCCCGTCATCCCTGAGTCGCACACCGAGGCCCCGCCCTTCTGAGCGATGACCGACGCCCCTCCGCCCATGGCCGCCCCCACGCTCGTCCTGATCGCAGGCTTCGCCAGGGCGGGCAAGTCGACCCTCGCCAACGGCCTGCTGGAGTGGTCGACCCGTCCCGCCGAACACATCAACTTCGCTGACGCCCTCAAGGAGGCCGCGAACCATTACCTCGACTACCTCCAGCTCGACGGAAACTTCTTCAACGAAGATTTCAAGGTCGAGAACCGGCAGTTTCTAGTCGAGGCCGGCAAGTTCGCCCGCCGTCTTGACCGTGACGTGTTCGCCCGCCACTTCGCCAACTGGTGCCCGGTCATGAAGCACCACGACCAGCCCTCCCCCGAGACCGTCGTGTGCTCCGATTGGCGCTACATCAACGAGCTGCGCGTCTGCCAGGACATCCTCTGGGAAAAAGGCTGGAAGGTCCGCACCGTCTACGTGTCGACCGCCGGGGTCGGCGCCGCCAACGACGAGGAGTTCGACAGCATCGCGGAGATACGGGCGTCTCACCTGTTCGACCAGGAA